CAGCATCATAGGTTCTACGCGACCAATAATTTTGCATAAGCTTACGTAAATAAGCTTCAGCTTTTGGCGGGGGCATATTACCTACATCTACATTAAAAACTAAACGCTCTGGTGCTCGTACTAAGCGATAAATCACGATTGCATCCTCTATAAGAGAAAGTTGTCTGTAAGCACGACGTGCATTTTCAATGAACGGAAGTCTTAATGTTTTAGATTCATTCCAAATTCCAGAATTAATATATGTTATTTGATTATTGTCCATAGGGACAAGCTCAACTTTGACCACTTTACCGGGATTTTTGGAGTCGTAAATATTTTTTCTTAAAAGAAATCCTCTTACAAGTTGATTCTGTACATTTTCAAATACCGGATCAATAATATCGGAAGGAACAGTTACTACACCTAATATACCTTCTTCTGGATATTTTTTATGAATGATATGTTCCCAATAAAGCTCTGCATCAACTAATAGTTGTCTAAGATATTCCCATCCTCTATTTTCTAGATCAAAAAATCCTATATATTTTTGAAACTCTTTTTTAAGCTTTTCTTTTTGCTCTTCTGACAGTTCGGTTGATTTAAATTTAAGCTTAACTATTTCTCCGTTATCATCTTTGTTAATAAACTCATCACATATTTCATCTAGCGCATCAGCTACTTCAGAAAAAGCAGCCATTACTCTATAATCTGCTAATCTACGACCTTTATCAGGCTGTAAGTTAGCATACATGAAGTTATGGTAATCTTTATTTTGTACTACATTAGCATAAAGATCGTCCGTGAATGTAAGTGAAGATGAAATAGATTGTCTTGAAAGCGCTTCATCTCTCTTAGTACCTTTATCATAAAATTCTTCATATTTTGGATTTAAAGATTTTATTCTCTCTTGTACATTTACAGATTGATAAGGTAATTTCGAAGATATGAACTTCATTAAATCTCTACCAAATGTGCTTTCCCTATTAGAATCGACCATATAATATATTATTTATGTTATTTTAAAGGTATTCAATGTCTATGTAGTCTACACCGGTTAACAAAGGTGTGCTACTAAGTGTAAACGATTCTGTTTCTGTTATTAAACCAGTGCTAAGCGGATACACACCTGTATCACCAGAAAGCTCATTATAAGTCGTTATGTTTCTACTAGTATAAAAATTTGACTGTACTTGATATATATTGCCTGCAGGATTTTGTACATATGGGAATAGCCAGCCTTTAATTGTAAATGCTGTATCAGCTGAAATTCTATATTTTTCGTTAGCTGCAATATCTGTTGGGTAACTTAAAGTAATACCCCCGTCCCATAAAACCTCACTTCTTATCTCTTGTGCTACCGCAGTACCCATTATTTCAGGAGGTACTTTCCAGGAAATAATTATGTAAGGGTTGCTATAAGGTACAAAATTTGAAATTATTTGATCTATATCAGTTTGAAATTTAGTTAATATTGACATATTAATTTGAATATTAACCGGTACAGGGGTTCTATAAAACTGAGATAATAATTTTGTATCGTTTTCGCTTATACCTCTTGAAACATAAAACCCAGCTAATTTATTAAAAACTCGAGTCTCATCTCTAGCAACACTATTAATACTAACTGCAACAACAGGAACTGTTAAATTTTGTGCTTTATTTACTAAATCAAATATTACTCTTTGTTTTGGTGCATATACATATCTTACTTGAACTCTGTTTTGCGGTACTCTGTTTTTGTCATAACGCTTAATAATAATATCATCAAACGCAGCTACGAACTGAGTAAGAACGTCTTTAATTTCAAAGTGAAAGGTCTGGTTCTTCACTAAATTATTTATTAACAAATACGATCAATAAAAGATTTTGGAAGCTTATCTTTGGTTCTTTTTAGTGTATTTACTATATTACCATCGAGTATATATGTAGTAGAATAGTCATTTTTACTACGTGTTGCGCGTCCGCATGCTTGAACTAAAGAATTTAACATCTTATTCTCATACCATTCTTTATTTGTTTCAAAGCGCTTTTTAATGTATTTTGACGAAAGAGGTGGGTAAGGTAATTTTATGATAATTTGAAATCTAGCTAAATGATCCTTTAGATCAACACCAAACGCAAGAGACGGTGATACCAATATAGTGGGGAAGTCGGTTTCATAATGCTCTTTAAGTATTGCTTCGTTATTTGCTGTTATATCGCGAAAAAGAAATCGCTTATTAGTAGATAATTTATTTTTAATAAAATTTGTTATATCCATTGAATGCGTATGGATAATTCCCTTTTCATTTTTATGATGCTCGATTATTGATTTTATTTGATCACATATTGCAGGTAAAGTGTGCATAAGATTTTTATAATTAAGTTTATTTTTTGATGAAACGTAGATGGGTGATTTCTGCGCATCAAAATCACTATCCACTTCTACATATTCATAATTTTCTATACCGAGAGTTTTTGCAAAATTTTTATGATCAATGATCGTTGCTGACATTAACAAAACATTATCAGTAAAATCAAATATATATTTCGTCAATTTACTTACATGTAGCGGGGTAAAGATTACACGCGAAGCATCCTTATCAATTACATATTCGCAATCTCTCCACAAATTGTCAACCGTAGTTAAAGAGTTGTGTAAATTTTTTAAATACTGTATTTTTATTTTTTCTGGTTGTGAGAATGTTCTTTGTTTTTTATTTACCCGATTAATAATTTGATTTATTTTTTCACTAACATTAAAAATCAATTCATAAATCCAAGCGCGAGCCTTTTCTCTACTATCTGTGACTAATGTTTTATATTCTATACCGTAGGATTTTAATCGTTCATAATTTATTTCAGCGGAAAATCTTTTTACCAATTCATCTTCTAATTCAGAAGCTTCATCACAAATAATAAAACTTTTTCTTTTGACATGATTTGGTAGCGATAAAAACATTTTGTAATTTAATACTGCAAATCGAGATAATACAGCAGCATTTCTAGAATTGTAGTATGGGCATCTATTTTTCTCCCAACACTCTTCTTTAATCTTAGGAACCAATACACAAGGCGCGGTCTCAACATCAAAATTCTGATCAACATCGCAAAGGTAATTTGTTTTGCCTTTTAATATATCAGTATCAGGAAACAGCTTCAAATACTGATCTTGCAAGGATTTAGTAATTGTCAATGCAAATGTACCGAAAGGAGGCTGTGATATACAATCGATTTCGTTTATATAATTTCCGGAAAAGTCTTGCTTAAATGCAGCATAACTTACAACATTCTCAATAAACTTCTGCGTGGGTTGAGAGCTAAGTCCTGATAGTGTTTTAGCTAAAAAACTTTTACCGGAACCTGTAGGCGCACAACAAATAACAAATTTTTTACCACTATTAAACGCACGCTCTACACTTCTTATTAGCTCTATTTGCTGATCACTTGGATTATAATCGCGAGGAAAATGCTGTAAATAGCGACTGAACACAATTTATTATATAATAGGTATTATAAAATTAAAGGACAGTTATTGATACTCTTTTGTTTAATAATTTAGAAGGCTTTTCTGGCAATATTTTCTTAATCGATTGTTCTAAATTTTCATTCCCGTTGCAAAATGTTTTGATTGTATAATCAAAAACTAATTTGTTATCATAATAATGTGTTTTAAATGGGTAAGGGATTTCATAAATTATTTTCTTATTATTTTTTTCTTCACATAAAAGTGTAAATGTACAGAAGAAATCTTTAACACAAAATAATATCAACTTACCTTTTTTAAGAGATTTAGTTTCTAAAGAAAATTGTACAGTTCTTTGCAAGAAAGACGTAATTTTTTTTTCGAGCTCTTCTATTGATGTCATGTGTTCATAAACCTTACTTTTTGATCCGTTGACATTAACGATAATTTTTTATTAAAAAATTTCCAAAAACTTTTATTTGCTGGTATAACGTTAATCATATCGCACGCAGGTACATTAATACATCTGTAATCCTGCATAAAGATATCCCATGTAATAATTAAATTTTTTGCATCAGGATTAAAGCGAGGCATATTAATAGCTCTCCGGTAGTTTAGCGCAATACGACCTTCCGGGCTCATAAGGAGGGTAAGATTGTTTGTACATAGCATTCTTCTGGTAGGAGGTGAACCTGGCTTAGGTCTACGTCTCAAAAATTTAATTTCTACTACGTTGCTTAGAAGAAGATTTTTTAATGTGGGCAGCGACACTTTCATTATCTTTTCTAACGGTTACTATTCCAAAAATACGTTGCTCGTTTAAAAATAATCCTTTCTTGAGCGTACCGTAATTTTCAACTTCTATGTTTGCTATAGGTATACCGAGATTGTTTGGAAAACAAATATGATCACCCGTTTTAACTATTTTAGCATTAGGACCGCAAAGAATAACTTCACCAATTCGCCAAGCTTTTGTTTCAGCATTAAGAGGAACTACAATACCATTACGTATAATTGATGCACCGTCCTCAGTTTCATCTACATACTTTACTAATAAAATATCATCTAAAAGCGATTTTAGATTATAACCATAAAAAACCGAATTAAATGAATTTTTAGGTAATTCAGCTAAATCAATTAAACTTTTTTGTGTAGGCAGTGCGTCGATATTAACCGGCATATGATAATTAGTTATGCTTTATTATAATTCAACAGGTTAATACAGTTCTTTATTTCACGAATTGATAGCTCGCGCGACTTCGCCAATTGCTTAATAATATCTAAATTTAACTCTTCTTTATTAGTATCTTTAATCTTTTTAAAATAGTTAATTTTTTTGTAAGGCTGCTTGTTAAAAAGATTATAAAAAAGGCTAAAAATATCTTTTTTATTATCAAAAATAC